CGCCTGTTACAATAGCTAATGGGGAGATATTCATAATTGCAGGGTTACTTACAGTGTCAATAATAAACTGTCTATATTGTTCAAAGGCTTGTTGGTCATAGCTCTCAATTTGCGCTAACTTGCTTCTAGTTTGTTGAGACAGAATAGCTAGAATATATTGAGCTAAAATGTTAGTGGCTTTTGTTAAATTGTTGTTACAATCTAATAGTGTCTGTTCATATACACTGTCAGGTAGCCAGTATACATCGCGCCAATCTGCGAGTCTTAGTCGTAGCTTACCTACAGGTGTTGAAGGGTCAATTGCTGGCATTTTATAAATTCCTTATTCATGTTATCTCTCAGAAAGTGAGAGGTAACGTGAATAAGCCCCTCCGAATGGAGGGGCATCTTTGTAAAGAAACTGGTAGATATTTATTCTACAAAGTGTCTCAATTAGTTTGAAGTCGTCGCTTCAACCACAAGACCCGGACGAAGTAGACCGCAAGCAAAGTTGGATTCAGTTTCGATTTCGATCTTAGTACCATCTGGGGCATCTTTTTCAAAGTAGTATACTTGCTCGCCAAGGGTACCCACTAGACCGAAACGTTCTGCTGGTGCATAGTAAGTCTTGAATGCGTCGGTACCTTGACCAACGAAGTAAGCCTTGCCAGCAGGGATCATTTGAACGCCATTGTGTTTGTCACGACATTCAACAAACTGTACACCGCCGTAGAAGAATTCACGACGTACAACAGAAGCACTGTTACCAGCAGCTAGACGTTGACGTAGAGGCTCTTGTGAAGAGCTGTAATACTGATAAGCAGCTTTAACATTAGGATGCTTAATTAGGGCTGCGAACCAAGTTGGTGAACAGAATGCTACAACACCACTGATTGATTGACCATTACCAGCATTGTCTTGAATCGAAGCAATACACTGTTCGATTTTATCAAGAATCTCAGTGCTACCAGTACCAAATACGAAGTCTACTGAAGTACGGGTAAAGCCAAATTCACTACTCCAATCCTGAGTAACAGTGCCTGATGGAGCGTATACAGTGCCAGCAGTGATGATTTGAGCACGAGCTACTTCATGGGTTTCGTCCCATGCGCGGCGGATACGTTCCATTTTACGGGTACGTAGATTAGCTAGCATTTCAGCTTCATCTGCACTACCATAAGCACGTACATTCACCAAATCTTTAGGGTAAATTGCATCGTCCATGTTGAAGTGAGGGATAACAAATGAGTGAAGTTTACGGGTGTAATCTTTACTCTGGTTATGACGATCGCCACGAACACGGTCAACAATTACAGTGCTGTCTTTAATAGTTTCTTCAAAAGTAACAGCACTTGAAGCTACTGGCTCATCTGAGAAAATACCAAAATCTTGAATAGTGGTATAAGTATTTGGGATTACATTAAGTTCTTCTGTCCAGTCAGCAATTTGAAACTGACCATTAGCGCCAAAACTACGAGTTAACATTATTATTTTCCTTATTAATTAAACAGTAGCGTCTACAAGAATGCCAACAGTTTTTAGGCTGTCATATACAGCTTGTTTTTCGGCATCTAGGTCAAAGGTTGCATCAAGAACTAGGGCAGATTTGCTTAGAACTACTTTACCACGAGTGATAGCCAATACTTTAGTATCAGTAGTAGCGGCTACAGTGAAAGGAGCAGCAGTACCGAAGGAATCCCCAACAACAACTGCTAGAACGTTCTGTGAACCATCTGCAGCAGTTTGTACGGCAATTTTCCATTTACCAGTTGCAGTAACTTTACCAAGACAAGTACCAACTACGTAGGATTTTTGAGCAGCTTCATTTACAGTGATAACGTCGTGAAAGAGTTCAGTAGAATCACTGTCACTTTTCTTAACTAGATTGCTGTAGTGGCTGTAATCTGTTGCAATTACGGACATTTTATTTCCTTATTTAACGTTGTATTTAGCGCGAAGAATACGTTCTTCTGCTGTCATTTCTTTTGCTGGCTCTGCATCACCTGCTACGCCTGCTTCTTTAAATAGCTCTGATTGAGCCTCTACTTCGACAGATGTAGCCATCGCTGTAACAACAGCATTGAAAGCAGCATCTTCTAATTCCTTAGTAGCTTCAAATACAGCATTTACTTTCTCACTACCAATGGTAGCTTCTAGTTTTGCTTTACGAGCTTCTAGTTTTGCTGCTAGTTGTTTCTCAGCAGCTTCTTTCACATCGGCCTCTAGTTTCTGACTATGCTCAATAGCAGTTGATAGAGCAGCTTCAAGATTTGCTTTATCGGCTGACAAAGTTGTGATAGTATTTACAGCATCAGAAAGATTAGCTTGAACACCTTCAAACTGACTCTGTAACTGTGCTAGTTGTTCTTGAATTTCAGCTAGTTCTGGGGAAGCTACAGCATCCACAATACCTAACTGTTTCTTAAGACGATCAAGCATTAATTGCTCCTAATTGTTTATTTTTACATTTGCCTGCAAGATATGTAGCAAACTCTGAATTAGTCATAATCTTATTGATTAGACCTAGTTTTAAAGCTTCTTCAGCATTGAAAGATTCAGCTTCTAAGCCTTTTAATGTGTCTACAGAAATGCCTGTATACTTGTTGACATGCTGTACGAAGCGTTCATTTAGCATATCGACTTCTACTTGAATTTTATCAATGAAATCTTTTTTGAAACTTCCATCTTCTGCATAAGGAACTTTTGCGTCACCAGATGTAATGTAGATACGCTTAATGCCTGCTTTAGTCATTGCTTCGGATACGTCTGTAAGAGCTACAACTGCCCCAATTGATCCAATTACTGCGTCTTTATTTGCAATAACTTCATCACAAGGGCAGGCTAGGAGATATCCTGCGCTACAAGCCATTTCATCAACATATCCGATTAGCTCAATATTACTTTCATCACATAATCGACGGATTTCATCAGAGTATTCAAAGGCATGAGAAGCCATCCCGCCGGGTGTACAGAAATCCATTACAATAATTTTTGCACCTTGCTCGATAGCATTTTCTACAGACTCTAGTAATCCTTTGTAGCTTGTGCCTTTGACTTCACCACACATGCCAACAACAGGCTTATATGTAATAGCTCCATCTACGCAGATGTAGGCCACACAGTCATCAATGATCTCTTCATCATCTTCCTCTTCGGAATCATCTTCCATAGGCATATCGTCTAATCGCATTAGACTTGCACTATTTCTGATATCAAGGTATGATAGTAACTTCTCTAACGAGTTTGTAGTAATAAGATGTGGTGTGTCATACGCCATGTTTGTAAGGCGCATTACGCTATTTTTCTTAATCATTTATAACTTTCTATGCGCTATTCTCAACATTGTTGCTTGAGGTGTCTGTTCCAGATGGAGCTTTTCTAGTACCTTCTCCAGATGGAGAAGCAAATCCTTGACCAGACTTGGAACCACCATTACCCTGATTTGTTAGAGACTCTTTATCAATCTCTTCATCTTCAGGTTTGATAGGCACACCGATGTACTCACGGATAAGGTTAGCTGTTGGGCGATCAAACTCTACCATACCTACAGAAGCTACACGTTGAAGCATCTTAGAGAATTCTTCCATTGCTGGACGATCAAAGTCACCAAATACAATCTCTGGAAATTCTGTGTCATTCCAACCATTTAAAGCGAATGTCTGAGGAATCAAATCATTATTAATTACGTCAGAGATTTCTTTAAGGCGGTATGCTAGGTGTAACGCCATTAGGTTAGTTTTACCAGTACCTACTGAATAGTTATCTGGAGAGTTACCTGTTAGTCGTAATATTGAGCATGACATAGCAGCAGCAATATCATCCTGAAGTTGTTTACAGATTGCTGGAACATCATAGGCTTTACCACCTTTAGACTCTAGCAATTCCATCTTGAAGATTGGTTGTTTGCTTTCAGGGTCATACAATAGAGGCATTACAACAGAGCCTTGAGCACCAGTTGTAAGGTTTTCACCAATCTGTCGGAAAGAGTCTGCTACCGCTTTATCTTCAGGGCTTGCATTAGGGTCTAAGTAGCGAGGGTGTACTGAAAACACAGGTACGCCACCAAGGTCACGAGCAACACCAATCATTAGTTGGTCTTGTAGTAGATTTAGTTTCTTATACGCAACGTAAGCACCTTTTAGCAGTGACCTACCTTCAGGGTTTTCTTTTGTACTATCACAAGTGAATAATAGAAATTTCTTACGAAGAATTGTTACTTTTGAATTACCAGCATCTGCCAGAGTAAACTTAGCTGTGCTATTAATATTTCGTAGGTCTTGTTCAATAGCTTCTAAATCTCTACCATCGTCAGAAAACTTCCAATCAGAGATAGTAGATT